TTCTTCAGATTTTTCGGCCTGTTCGTCAGTTCCAGCTTCATCACCCTTGATTTCGTCATTCTTCTGACCGCCATTAGAATTTTCCGTAGAAACCGGCGTTAAGTTTTCCTGCGGGGCTTCCATCTTATCATGACCTTCCTGGTTGACGATTCCAGTATTTTCACTTACGTTTTCTGCCGATTTTGATTGGTCGTTTTCCTGATTCTTCTTATTAATCATTTCGACCGCCTGTTCTGTGGTTATCATACTAGTTTTCCTTCTAAAACCGGTATTATGGCTACCGTTACCTTCATGTAAAAATAATTAGAAATTAGATTTATCTTCCGAGTATATCTTTATTAACTTTTTTGCCTATTGACGGTGCGTTAACATAGTCAGCTGCATTTTTCTCGTTACCATATGTAGCCCTAGTAGTACCGTTACCCAAAGCAACCGTAATTAGGTTAGCATATGGGTCATAGTCTATATCGCCTACCCAAGAAGAGGATTGGAATATCGGTTCCCTTGGGGTTTCGTCATCCCAATATTTTGCTTCTTCCTGTTCACGTTTAATAGCCTGTTGCATTAACTGTTGGCGGGCAAGTTCTTTCTGCGGGCCTTCAGGTAAAGCTTCATAGAACTTATAAGCCGGTAATGTGGTAATATCCAATAGCTGGTTATGTTCAAATTCCGTTTGACGACGAGTAGCATCCCTGTTACCCGCCTTCATAACGTTATCACCAAGTCCTGCGCCTGTATTAACCTTAAATTTCATATAATTCCCTTTCAGCCTTATCTAAATTACGTTCTGCATCGTTATAGTCATCTATAGCTTCCATAGCGAGCTTCTGATTTTCGATATTAACTTTCTGCTGGTCGATAGCATTCTCACCTTCCTGCTTATTAGCCTGAAGACCAAGCTTAGCCTGTTCGATTTCCATTTTATTTGCTTCAGAAACCTGGAATTTATAGAGGTCGAGCTTACGTTGAGCTTCATTTTCGAGCAAGTTGGTTTCAGCATTTCTGAGCTGCATCTGGAGCTGAGCATTCTGAGCCTTAGTAGCTTCAAGTTCTTCCATCATCTGGTCCATCATGGTCTTCATTTGATTCATCTGATGAAGAGCAGCTGGATCAGCTTCAGAATTAGATTCAAGATATTTGATTTCCGGCGGCAGGTTAGCGATAAGATTCTTAGCTAAATCATCACCAACGTCGTCCTGAAGAGTATCAGCAAAGTATTTGGCAATAATCGGCTTCATATTATCCGGAACCAATGTAGCAAGAGCTGTCAATTCCTGACGAGCCTTTAACTGACGAGTAATTACGGCCGGTCCGTTTTCCAAATGGAAACTGATATTTTCACCACCAGTAAACATCTGTGTTAAAATCTTACCGATAGTAAAGCAAGCAGAATATGCATTATTATAGTAGTTAGCTGTATTGGATTCCTTAGACATTTGCTGCCTTAAGATTTCCGTAGCGGTCTTTTCCGGCTGAGTCTGAGCAATTCCTGTGAGAGGAATACCAGTTACGTCTTCCATTAAGGTCCTACATGTAGCGATAGTAGCCTGGAGGTCACCGGTCTGATAAGATTCAACGAGAGGTCTTGGTTCATGTTCGCCTTTCCAGAGAACAGCCATAGAGTCTTCATTATCAGAATTAGCATAAGATTTTTCCAAACCGTCCATAGCGTCGACATGGATGAGGTAATTAGCCTTAGTAGAACGTCCACATCTTTCAATCAATGTAGAATATGCAATATTGGCGCCTAATTCCAAAGAAACTGTCTGGTCGATTATACCGGAATAGTTAATAGAGTCATTTTCAAAGATTTCATTACCCGCAAAACGAATAATCGGAATATAGGAAATAGGTAATACTTCCTGTTGAACGATTTTATTACCGCAGATTTTATAGAAATTAACGGAATTTTCCTTATTCTTGACATAATAAGAAACTACGGCAACGGAGTCGAGAGGAATAGACCATTGATTAAAGTTAGAGAGGTTAAGTATTGGCTTAACTTCCGGAAAATTAAACGGGACTACGTCATCGCCATATAAGCGCTTAGCCTTCTTGACAGAAATATAGTTAACGATAGCGCCTTCTTCTGCGTCAGAACCGTCACATGTATTGACATTCGGGTCAAGCGCGACAGAATTAATATGCTTAACGGATTCGAGAACTACCTTAGGATTTCCGTTATCATCTTCTTCAGTAGAAATGACGATAAAGCCATAGCCGGTTAATGTAGCCTTTCTAAAAGCGTCGACTATTGCACTCTTATTATCGTTCTGCTGTTCAGTAATATCGATTAATTCCTGCACATCCTTATATTCATTCTTATTTGACAGTTCTATATGCCATGGCGAGCTGGAAATAGGTGAGCTTATAGCATTAACCATTACGTTCCAGTTATTCAACGACAGTTTAAGACGATTCTTACCCTTTCTATAACGATTGGTAAAGTCATCGTCCCAGAAATTTCCAGAATAACGTCTTAAAGCATTGACCGCCTGAGTCATGGTATCAGAATATCGATTATTACTCTTTCCGAGAAATTCAGAACATTCTGTTATAATATCTTCATCTTTCTTTTTCATAAAAATTCCTTTTTCTTTTGAAATAAGTAGAATTACATATCTGAGTATCTATAGATTTCAATATCTACCTGTACACGACATATCCAACGACTGGTATCTTGATAGTTATTTGCAGCTGCATGGAATAAAGCTGTAGTCTTACGGTCAATATCTTCATTGGTGAACATACATATACCAGAATATTCATAACGGTTAGGACCCGGTAATGAGAACGTCCATGTATTACTATTAAATGAAGACCCAGTATAATATGGATTAAATTCATTAGAATAGTAGTTATATGGATATTCAGAACCGTTTCTAATGAAACTCTGTACAGTTACGTTGGTAGTAATACTCTGAGTCGATTGAATATTCGGCAACCAGAAGAGATTACCTACAGGAATATTCATATTCTTGATATTGAGAACCCAGTATAATTCACGGCCCATTTCATTACCAGAGGTAGCACGCATATCGTTAACCAGCCATAAGCCAGAATTATCATAACATGTAGCCGGTAAAACCTGACGGTCATTACCTTCACCTATACCAAGCCAGAGGTAGCTTATATTCTGAGACCATGTAGTCTTATCTTTCTTACATCCACCGTAGTTACCCTTATATTCATATTTGATGAATTTAGAGGTAAACGTTACGCCCTGGAACGAGTTATCAGTAATAAAGTTATGGTCAGCATAGTTACCGCACCAATGGCTTAAGACACCGTACATTTCATATGTAGTTACGCCTGTATTAGGTCTAAGAACGATATTACCGTTTTCCCTGAAGAAATTATTGATATAATAGCCCGCGACATAGTAGCCAGGATATTCTGTATCGTTATAGACATATGTATAAGATTCCGGATATTGAATACAGTTGGCGTTGATAGTACAGCCATTATATTCGACATTCAAGAAATTAATCTGGTCCTGGTTAATTTGACAGTTAATATATTTAGGATTCTTACCAGGAGTATAGAACGTTGCACGAACGTCTACGTTATCCAGGAGCAAGTCAGTCAATATCTGAATATAATAAGAACTGTTGAAATTAATATTACCACGGCGCCATTGCACGGTTCCGAGAACTACGTTTGCTGTATTAATAATAGTTAACCAGCAATCAACGATATTGAGGTCGTTGCCGCTTCCGGAAATAACGATAGAACCGGAAACGTTATGCAATTCTGCAGAACCAGCCAAAGTTACATTATTAAAGTTGGAATTTTCAGCAATACATCCGCTTCTTAATGTAATATTATAAACCGGCATCTCGTTGAGGTCACCGTAGTTACCGTCAGCCTGCTTATTCTTTAAAGTAATAAACGTATTGGCGTCCTTGAAATTATGAAGAACGATATTATTATTAATAGAGGTCAGGTTAGACCAGTCATAGTTATTCGTAAACCATTCCTGTTTGATTTCCATATTTTCAAGAGTAATAGTTCCAGAAATTTTATCGTTAACTTCCTTAAAGTTACATCCGTCAAAAGCCAAGCCAGAACTGAAAACGTCAATAGTTACGGTCTTATTAGTCCAGCTTCTCATATCGACAGGATTAGAGTCAATAATGATATTGGTATATTCAGAATTAACCTTAGGATTCCAAGAGGTCTTGATTTCCTTCATGACGAGTTTAGTATTATGATTCTTGAAGAACGGATCGCCATTGAAACCCGGTGTTGAAATTTGGTTAGTACCGTCGTCGATAAAGACCGTATCATAGGAAACGTCAATTTTATCCTTAAGAATAACACTAAGGTTAGTATATGCAAAATATTTCTTAGCATATGTACCGTTGAAATATGGCCTAATATCAACTGTATTACAGTAGTCGAAGAGAGCATTAATTCTCAAAGTCTGATATTCGTAAATGGAGTCAGACGGTTGAGGAAATATACCAAAATGTTTAGAGTCGCAATGTTCAGTCGGCTTAACCATTATCCAACGACCAGTCAAGTGGCTATTGGACTGAATAGACGAACCGTTATCGTCCGGTTGATATGAATCAGGATTCCATACATAGTTGATTGGTTCCTTATCGCCCACTTCATTATAGCCCAGAAGAGTAATTACCTTGACACCACCCACTTCAGGAATATTATCCGGGTCAGTAGCACGTAAAGCATCCATGGTCGGAATACAGAAAACAGTATCAGAGGTCAGGTCGAAACTGAAACCGAACTGATTTTCAATAGTATATTGAAGATTCCACTTGGTCTGATCAGAGGTATCGATTCCAAGTTCCTGTTCTTCCACTAATGTTCCGTTACCGATATACTTAAAGAAATAAGCAACCACGTCATTATTGACGAAAATCTGATGACCAGAACGGCCGAAATTATCAGTCAGCTGCGGGTTAGAGAGGGCAACACCGTCACGGTCATAAATATCCGCAACCGTATTACCGTCCTTAACCATAACCTGAATACATCCGTAAAGAATTTTTCCATTATTATCTAAATAACGGTTCCAATTATCGAAATTTCTCATGTTTTATTTTCCTTCTCTATAGTCTGGTAGTTTATACTTACTATATAAGTAGTTTATTTCGTCTTCCAGATCTTTGGCTTCCTTTTCTTCCTGACGAGTCTTATCAGATTTTCTGAATAAGAAACCGATATATGGTATCTTATCCGGTTGGTCACCGTATTTAATATCACCAGTCTTATTGGTTATGTAGTTCTTATAAAAAGCTTCTTCTGCTGCTATATCCCAGGGTCTCTTAAGATTTTCAGATTCATAAATCTGTTCTTTAGGAACCCAGTTTTCATAGTCCCTTTCAAGTTCGGCGATCTGTTCTTTGCTAAGCGGCTGTTCCAGCTTCTTCTGGTAATTCTTCAATTTTTCATTGAACGTACGCCCTGGTTCGTAGATAAGACCGTTAGTAGATTTTTCACCAGTCAATATTACCTGATTTTCCGGTGTTAACGTATTCTTATACTCGTTAGAGGGTGCAACCTTAGTCCTTAATTCGTCACGTACCTGTAGAGGATAGTCAGACGGAGATTTCTGAACTTTCTTAAGCATATCTACATCCTTAACCCATTTATTCTTGAGGTCCTGTGGAGTCATACCTTCACCGATTTCAGAAATTCTCTTACCAACATCAGGAAAACCAAACTTACGTCCAGCCAGTCCTGCACCACGCAGAATAGTATATGGCATAATAGCGTTAACTGCGGTACCAGCAACGACATCGCCTGGATTATAATAAGAACGTTCCATATTATCAAGAACTGAACTTTCTTTGCCTGGTTCATTAGTATAAGCTATAACATCCGCGCCTTCCATAATAGCCGGATTAACAGCATTAGAACCTAGAGCAACGGTTTTTGCCGCACGACCGCCTTTAGCAAGAGCAGAACCGATTAAGCCATATGGTGCCATGTATAAAGCATTTTCTGCTGCGTCGAGAGCTATAGATTTTCCAGTCGGTTCGCCACCCTTGAGGTATTCTTCAGTTGCACGAGGAAAAACTACCTTAGTTATGAAATTCTGAACACCTTCAGGACTAGCAGAAACTTTAAGATCGCGAGCGCGGTCCCTGAGGTTTGCTTCATTATTCATGATTTCCTTAAGACGATCTACAGTTATACCGTTTTCTTCTGCTATAAATTCAAGCTGGTCCTGTGTGTAGTCACCCTTTTCCCAGTCAGCACCATGAAAAGCCTTATCCAAGTCCTTGACATTATTAATGACAGGTTCTGAATAAAGAATTTTTCTGAAATTTGGCATATCGGCCAGTTCTTCATTATTCATGGTCTTTCCGAAATAACCCTTTCCAGAATAGATATATTGACGAACTTCCTTATCGGACATATCAGAACCAGCAATGACATTAGCCAGTTCTGTATTTCCTGTTTCGATTAATTCATCGGCTATTACTTCTCTAAGAGGTCTTTTTTCTGCCATAGTTAAATTCCTTTATAAAACTTTATACTTTCCATTTTTCTGTTTATCAATAACATGCTTATTCTTAGGGTCAAGCTTATTAGCACGGTCGCGTTTAGTCTTAGCGTCAGAATAGTCATATTCACCGTCAAGAATATTCTTTAATTCTGTTGCTGCCTTAGACCTGTCCTTATCTGCCTTAGCCTTAGCTTCTAATTCCTTACGTTTATCGATTAACTTAGTATTAACGTCCTTAAAGTCAGCCGGTGCACGTTCAGAATCTTTAGCAAGACGAGATTCAATATCTGCAATAGCTTCAAGACTGTCGGCATTCTGAATTTCCTTAAGATAATTAGCAGAGATTTCACTATTATCGTAAACAGGTTCTGCAGGTTTTCCTTCACCCTGAGGTGCTGTTTCCGGTTCGATATAGTCAGCATTATAAAGCTGCTTATATAAGGAATTACGAGTATTCTTGAGGTTATCGACTGCCTGTTTAAGATTAACATCACCTGGATTCTTAGCGAGCTTCTGTTCTGCTGCCTTAAGATTATTTTCGATCTCGTTAAACTTAGTCAAATTAGCGTTAAAAGCCTTGGTTTCATTACTCTTATCGACAGATTCCTTATTCATCTGAGCGATTTCCTTAGCATTATCACGATTCTTCTGAGCTTCTTCAGACTGCCTAATCATTTCTTCACGAGCACGTTCGTCGGTCAAGAACTGATCCAAGCCCTGACGGTTACCGTTAACGATCCAGTCAAAATGAGCTGCACGATAAAGAGGATTATTCTCATATTGAGTAAAACGTAATTTATCAGCCTTTTCCTGTTCGATTATCTTATCGAGTTCGGCGATCCTGTCCTGGTTAGCCTTATATCTGGCCATATCTACATCATAACGTTCCTGATATGACGGCGTAAAGTCAATTAAATCTTCAGAATTAACATTAACTTCGTCATAGTCACCCTGACGAGCTGTATTGGCCATACCTGTCATTACTTCCTGATATGACGCATTCAAATTATTCTTATAAGGATATGCCATTATTAGCCCCCGTAAATTCCGTTCATTGCCTGGATATAATTAAAGTAGTCTGCCTGGTTTGCATTAGGATCGCCAGGTAAAGCATAAGCGTTACCTTCTGGATTTTCTACACGCGGCTGTTCAATAACATTAGGTTTATAGTCCTGATATTGATTAGTCCAGTAGTCGGCACCCGTAGAATTAGAGTCAGACATGTAGTCGGAATAGCTGTTATAAATATCTTCATTTTCCTTGATTAACTTTTCGCGTTCGATTTCTGCGTCGGACATATTTCCGCCCCATTTTTCGTCAGCATAACGTCCTAGAACACCTATTCCCTGTTGAATACCCTTAATCATCTGGTCACGATAAGCCTTTTCACGATTAATGGTATCGATTCGATTCTTGATAGCAGCATCAATAAGACTGCCATAGTTAATATTATCTCTCTGATATAATGATTGCATTTTTAATCTCCTTAAATTAACCTAAACCAGTCATTGCTGTATCATATGCTGTCTTAGCCTTGAGCTTATCCTGTTCAAGAGCAACTAAATCAGCCTGTCGTTGGTCCATAACGTTATAATAGTCGTTGGCGAGCTGGCCTTCAAGCTGCAGCTTATACTTATCTGCTTCCTGCATCTGCTTATAACGATTCTGCATATTGGTAATATAGTCAGAATATTCCTTATAAGCCTGTTGCTTATCCTGGTTATATTCCTGAAGAGCGGTCTTATAGAGTTCGTCAGATTTCTGAGCGACACCCTTTGCTATATTGAGAGCAGCACCTGTTCCACGTCCAAGACCTGCACCTGCTGCGCTATGCTGAATTTGATCGGCTGTATCGCCTATAATGGCGTCATAATAAGGATTAAGAAAATCTTCCTTAGTCTTATCGTATTTCCATTCGCCTTCACCGAACTTATCAAACTTATAGTCATAGTCGTCAGCATTCCAGTTACGTATATCTGCCAGGTAGTTATCGACATCCTGACGAGAACCCATGGAACCACGTTCATCGTAATACTTTTCGATTAACGTCTTAATACCGTTATAGTCCTGCTGTGTAATCTGGCCCTGCTTCTTAAGTTCTTCAAGCATGGCTTCACGAGCATCACGGTCCTTTGAAGAATTCCAAATAGACGCTGCGGCTGTTGCTGCTGCTATACCTAAACCTGCAATAACACTAAACATGGGCTTCCTCCATATTTTTTATTAAATAAATAGTTTTCATCTGATTTCTCCTAATTCAATTTCTTTAAACTTAATATTCCGAAACCGGAAACGTTTTCGCCCAATGAGCAATTCAATATGCTATTATTAACGGCGATCCTGCTTCCGTTACTTAACTGAATAAACCCGTCGTTAACTTCCGGTAATTTCACATTATTAACCTGAGCGCCCTTATTCAATACTATGTAAAGAATATTCTTAGATATAGCATAAGTTACGTAGTCAGTACCGAGATAGCCATATTTTCCTTTCAGAGCTTCCAGGTTTTGGTTACCGTCGTCGTATCTAATTACTTTAATTCCTAATTCTGTCATAATTCTCCTTAACTAAAGTTTGAACATGGCTGCCAGGAAATTTTCAGATTTTCTATACTAAACGGAATATTCTCAGTAGTAGAAATTTCCAGAGTAAAGAACTTACCCATACCCATGTTATAGAACGAGGTTACCCAGTCATAAACGCCGATTTTTCCGAGATATGCGTCTTCATAGTCTGAGAATAACATACCGTCCCAAGAATTTCTAATAGAAACCCTAGGATTAAGTTCCATGTTATCATAATGGTTATCGAAACTGTGTTGACCATTATTGACGATTAATTCGATTTCGTCGATATAGAACGGCTGGTCATTGCTAGTCAATACACCGCCTTTTCTCATCTTAAGTATAGGTCTTCCGTCATGTTCCTTATAGTAGTTTTCGTCCATAAAGCATACATTATCGAACGTACCGACCATGTTACGGTTATAAGCAAAAGTTACATGAGAATATCGCCAGAACGTCAAATTATTGGTTTCGTCATAGCTAGCGCGGTAGTGCCAAGCATCTTCAGAAATATCGTAAATAAATGTTTTCTTAGAGTCTTCAAACGTTAAAGAATAGAACACATGCTGGTGTTCCTGCCAAATAGAAGAATAAGCATTTTCCGGATTTTTCAGTTTAGTCAATTCTCTTTCAATATCCTGGGTAGAAACACGTTTGATTTCTGTTCCCTGAACCATGAAAACACCGTCTTCACCAATATCAGAAGAGCCGAGCCAAATAACGGTCGGTCCGAGCATAGCCAGAGAATTAGGTGCCTTAATTCCGATATTTCCTGCAGCATTATCCGGCGAGCTAAACGGATTATTCTTATCGTCGTTAAAAGAAAAAGCCTGCCAAGAACGAGTACCGAACGTATAAAGTTTAGAACCGTTAGACATAAGGGCTAGCGTATTATCCGGCGACCATTCAGAATATGTGATAAAGCCATAGTCCTTATACATTTCTGTGTGTACCTGGAATAAGTCCCAGTTATCTTCATTATCGACCAGGTTACCGTCAGCATCACGTCTTGATTCAAACGGATATTGATAGCTGGTATAAAAAGCGTCAGTACCGGAATCGTTAACGATTAAATACCCATAAAGATATGCGACATGGGTCGGCTGAATATGCTGGAATTCCTCGTTAACACGCAATGGCAAGTCGATAGTCCTAAAATGAGCCTGCTGGTCAATAATATTTTCACCTACGTTAAGGGCATAGACGAAACTACCGTCGACTATGATTAAATGTGGCCATGACGAACCGTAGCCGCCGGTTTCAGTCATATGACATTCTGTATTATGAGATTCAAGCGTTGCTATAGTATAAACTGTAGAGTCTTCATCGATTAGATAAAGATGATTTCCAAATACACCGTAAAGAACCGGTCTATTATTATATCCCCTGGAAACCCTATACATACCGCGGCAACGACCCTCTACCTGGTCGGTAAAGAGCTTCTCACCCATGACGGTTCTCATAATCATTTTGCAGCTATGTTCGTTTTCATTCTGCCTTTCCAAATACATGTTTATGGATTCACCAAGTCCAACTTTTGCGATATTGGATTTGGTAATAGAACCGGCTATATTCTGAATAAGCTTACATTGGTTAGCCATATTCTCTCCTTAGAGTAAATAAATTCCAGACATAAGGTCATCCTGAGTCAAACGCCCATAACCGTAGCTATGTTCTCTCATGATTCCCTTGACATCGGCCTTCGGCGTTCTGACATTCTCAATCATGGTCCTCATATCGTTCTGAAGACGAGTCATCTGGTTATCGTCAAGTCTTGGAAACTGTAGAGCGAGCTTATAAGCCAAAGAAACGATTAAGAGTTCCGTATATGCGTCAGGAATATACAGGTCGTCGTTAATATCTACGTCAATTCCTTCATTATAGTTAATCTTAATATCGTAGTTAGCCTGAGCGACTACACCAGGTTTCAATTCGATTAACCATTCCGTTTCACCCTTCTGAACATATGTATATACAGGTGCGGTCTTGATAAAGTCGTCAAACTTTTCCTTAGGAATAAATTTCAATTCCCTGGAAATAGTCGGATCCTGCTTATTAACCAGATATAACGTATTAATCTTAGCAACATTACGTACATTAGCCTGGTACATAGCTTCATAAGCCTTCATTTCTGAATATCTCTGATTATATTGACCGTTCTTAACCGGCGTTCCATACCATGTATATACTACACCCTGTTCAGTCATAACACCCATAACATGATAAATAACATTCGGATGATCCTTAAGGATAGCCCATACATCGTTTTCACGGTCTTCTTCAGTCGGTTCATATTCATTAAGTTCGTCAGCATTATTGAAATACAGGTTATTTTCACCTTTAAGACTGTCAATTTCGTCATAAATATGGATTAAGCCTGTATTCTTCAAAATCATGGAATTCTGAGTAAACGTCATAAGGTTATCATTATTATACTTAGTTATGATTCCCTTAAGCAATCTAAAGCCGGTTTCTTCCATACCGTCATTCAAACCCTGGTTTCTGCGGCCAAGATTAACACGTATACATGCTTCTTTAATAATTTCCTTAACACTATACATATTTTGAAATTCCTTTTATATTTAACTTCTATAATAATTAGACTACCTAGTTAAACATCTGAAAATACCTCATATAGCGGTCGGCGACATCCTTGGCCTTGGCTATTTCTGATTCTTTCGATATTTCACCATAATGATTCTTAGCATAAACGGCTAAAGCGAGAGCGTCAGACATATCCGGGCTATGGCCTAATGTTTTCTTAACCAGGTCTTTAGGAACCAGCTGTACCTGGCCTTTTCCGTTAACTGTCATCTGCTGAGCCAGGATTTCAATCTGGATTTCCTCCGGCACCCAGAAACCATGCTTAATTTCGTTGGCCAGTTCCATATACATTTCAGTTCTGACATTTGGGTACATTTTATCGTCTTCAGCCTTGGACGCAAAATTAAGACCTTCTATGGCTATATTCATCTTCTTACACACATCTATAATACCATTAGAATATCCACCGGTTCCGTCAGCATATCCTGCCTTAATTCCGAATTTTCTATATTTCTCATCGATTATGTTAGTTCTCTGAAACGTATCTTTAAGGTCGCAAGCCTTGAATAGGTCTATAACACCGTAGTCATCTATGGTAATAAAAACGTCGTTATCGGCGCCTATACCGGACGCGTCATAGCCGAAATAATGGTTACCAGCATTCATTCTCTTCTGTAGAATAAAGTCATCCCTAAAGACGATTTGGGACGCCGCGTCCATATCTAGGATTTCTCCTAAGACCTGTTGACGATAAAGATTAGAACCTTCTACATATCTTTCTTTAAGTTCTTCCTTATATGATTTCCTGGAAAACCAGTTATCGAGAGAAGACGCCTTAATTATCTTTTCCGGATTTTTCTTACATAGGGCGCTGAACCAGTTAGAAATTACTCCTAAAGAATTTGGCGACGAAATAAGCCTTACCTTGGATTCATACTTAGAACCTCTCATTCTGTCCTTAGCATAGTTATAGATTTCTTCAGAGCAATAAGCGGCTTCATCTATGGCGAGCAGAGCTATTTCAGAGAGACCAAGAATACCAGTAGGATTTTCAGAAGAATATCCCATCAACACGGACCCGTTAGGAAACGCAAAACGTTTTTCGGATCTGTTAAACTTATATGTTATATTAAACTGAGCGCATACTATTTCCAGTTCCCTAAATAGCACGTTCATAAGAGCCTGATATGTTTGGGCAATTACGATTCCACGAATTCCAGGTTTCTGAATACATTGCATAATAAGCCAGATAGCTAGAACTCTGGTTTTTCCTGCACCGATCCCAGTACATGCTATATACAGGTCATCGTCAAAATGTTTCATATACTCAATTTGCCATGGTGACAGTTCGTATTTATCCATTTAAACTCCTATTATATAATATTATATAATAATATAATGTTTAATATAGCAATTCGTCCCACCTGGTACGCATTGATATAGACATCGTATATTATTCTTCTTCATGGTCCTTGACAGTAAACGTTATATTCAACGGTACTCCATTATTCTCAGTTTCAGCCTTTATTTCTGTAGTCTTACCGTCCTTTCTCCAATGGTCACGATCCCTACGTTCTAGAATATTAAGAAACCTGTCAGCCATTTTATGGTTACATTCCTCAAATAGCATCTTGGTCAGCTTATTACGTAATATCAATAGTTTCCCTTCATAAAAATCGTCAGAAATATCGTCTACGATTATACCAGCCGGTGCAAGATGAAACACCAGCTTCTTAAATTCTTCCTTATTATTGGTAGAGATTAGTCCATAGGTCAAGTCGATATTGACCTTAGGTACTCTCAACGTACCTATACATTCTTCAAACGTTACATGTTTGAAATTATCCTCTAGCCACTCCGATAGTTTATTTCTTAAAGCTGTTTTTTCTGGCATAGCTAAATAATTCCTCCTGGTCCTCCTTAGTTACATAAGGATTCTGTTTATCTTCCACGATTTTCTTATAGAGATCCTCGACCTGCTTCTGCATAATGGCGATCGTTAACTTCATCTCGATAAGGTCTTTCTTGGTTTCAGACATTTCGTCTTTCTTCTTTTCAACTAATTTCTTGGTAGTCATTCTGGTTTTCCTCCATATTCTATATATAATACTTAGTTTTTATTAAGTTCTTCCATTAATTCAAGAATTTCCGTAATTCTGGCGATCCTGGTTCTCCAGTCGTTTTTTCTCTGAGAGTCACCGAAAAAATAATGAATTACGTCATGTGTAGTAGAATTAACTCCTATAAACCTAGAGTCGTCTTCTATATTGGTATAGTTAGCCGGGTTTAAGTCAAGATGATGAAGATTAAAGCCCTTAGTCAACGGCGAGCCCGTCACAGGATCCTTTCTCTGCATTTTTCTAATCTTTTCTCTAAACGTTTTCCAAGCCTTAGAACGTCTGAAAACTGTTTTAGGGTCCGCCTTGGTTACTTTCTTTCTTACTTTCATATTATTCCTCAAATAAATAATCGAAACCGTTACGATATAGGTAATCAAATATTACATCTTGATAGTACATTCCGCGTTTTGGAAATATATGTTTCTTATATTTCATAGAAATTTCATCGCCAAATCGTAATTCATTCAGACGATTCATTTCTTCTTCTGATAAATAAATACATTTCTTCATACCGCCTTCTTTATCATATGAGTCATCCCATGGTTTCACAGTATAAAGTATATTTGCCGAGGTGGTCGTCATACCAAGCATTACTTTCATATTATTCCTTCTTACTCCATTCTATATAGCCCCATATCGCGGTTATAAACTGTACTATATCAAGAATAGCACGATATGTTTGGTCTGTGTTTATATCATATATAGTCCAGCCGATATTGGCGAACATCCAGATAATAAAGCAATATTTGATCTGCTTACAGTTTAGAAACGTTCCTATAAGACACATTCCTGTCAATATATATCCAATTATCTCAATCATATAAAACCTCACATATAGCATAAATTATCAATTCAACCGGCATATACATATATCGTTTTAAAGTTACCTCCATATAAGGTTTCAGTATTTTCTGTACAGTTTCTTGATTATACTTCTGTACTTCTTCATCTGTCAGATATAGCTGTATTGCATTACCGCTATGTGGATATACTTTTCGACCAACACCTTCATGCAATTTGAAACCTGAATTATATGGTCGTAAAACATAATAAGGTTTCCTTTCCATATCATTCCTCAAATAGTTCCGGTAATTCCCTGTAAATACTTTCATATATGATTTCTGACGGTATATTCATAGTCCTGATAGCTGTCACGTCAACATAGTCGATTAGAATTTCAATACCGTCCGGAATATCCTTGAAGAACTTTATCTTATTGATATTGAAATTATTATATCGACCGCCGGACTTTCCAAGATATTCATTACATTTTTCAAATACTTTTTCAAGATTAGGTGTATTATAATGATTAATTACATGCATAACTCTTTCTCTCAATTCCTTCATTTCTGATATATCAATTCCCCACCATTTCAACATTCCGTGATCATTACCAAGAAATTCTTTCATCCGTAAAGCAACTTCAATATTATTTGGTGTTCTATAATGATTGATCAAGTTCATTAATCTTTTCCTTCAACTGTTCAAGAACTTCCTTCCAGTTTTTCTTCAATTTATGTTTCGGTAATTTCGGCAACGGCCAGTAGATCCAAATATCACCTTCTGTATAGTTAGGGTCATATTCCCAAAGCAACGTATCGTAAACTATACCAGGAAATACTACGTTCTCGAACTTCTTCACATGCGGCACGTATTTCTTATAGCAGCCTGTTGACCATTTGGTTAGATAAACGGCATGAATATCAGAATAGTTATTAATAATCTGTTTAGGTAAATTACTATTAGTCCATGAGCCGAACGGTAGATTAGTAATAATCTCATATTTATCACATCCCGGTTTGCACATACATGCATCCTGGTTGGTTATATTATCTTCCCTATAGATTATATTATGTTCATCGCAATAAGTCTTCAGACGAGCTGTTAGAGCACTATAAACCGGCGTATCGAACTCATTAGCATATGTAGTATCAATTGCTTCCTGCGGCGTCATACCTAAGGAAACCTTCTTATCAATAATCTTCATGACGATATTACCGTCGCCTGCTGTCGGTTCGTAGATATTTTCAAACCAGTTCAAGTCCGTAAATTCAATCATCTTATTGACGATTTCATCCGGTGTGAACCATTGACCTTTCTTTTTCTGTTCTGTTTCTGTCATACATGTGTTAGCCATTATTATCTTCCCATAGACTAAGGTTATATTCTGATAGTTCCTGTAATTTGAGCTGCTTATCTAGTTCTTCCTTAGTCCATTTATCCTTGAAGAATTCAATAAGTTCTCTTCCGTTTTCGATTGCTATTTCTAATGATGATTTTTCTTTATTTTGCATTTGCTGCATTCCATACTACATAAGCTGTTACTACGTCGTCAAATTTAGATTCGTCGAAATTAAAGTTATATTCATTACGGTAATCGACGACGACTATACTCTTATAATATACAGTCAAGAGCGGAATTAACGGAATAGTCATGCTGTCCGTAAACATGATTAATTTCTTATCCGTCTTGGCGAGCTGGTTTAGGACGCCTGAAACCTTATGGGCACCAGCATATAAGCCATGATAGCCGGAAATAGCTGAACCGTCAAGCTGTCTGATTCCGTCAGTTCCTTCCGTAATATAGTAGTCCATATTATCGTAGTCGATAAACTTAATCAACACGTCGCCCTTATAACGATGATATGACAGGTCAAAGCCTTTTTCTTCAAACTTAACCAGTTCAAAATCGTCAGGATTAAAGTCGATATTAAGGTCCTTGACGAATTTCGGCCATACTACGTTCCATAAACTTTCTGTAGTAATATGGTGACCGTTCAATTCATAACCGTCATATACCTTAAGGTTATCGTTTTCAAAAGAATAGAAATTCTCTTTCTTGCGATATTTGGAATTACTTCTCAACGTCTTGGAAAACTGTGAATTCTTATCTAAATTTGGAAATAAATATGTGTATTTCATTAGTTATTCTCCCATTCAGGATTATATTTCGAGACCGGTCCTACATATCCTACGTCATATTTATTATGATCGACCAGGTAGTTATACCAGTCAACTTTCGTCGTTGAAGAATATGGATTTTCTAGCTTATTGACCCTTTCTTCAAGTTCCTTAATCTTTTCCTTTAATTCTCTGATTTCGATTTCTTCATTCGTCATGTTCATATTCCTTTATAGAGTAATTAGATTAATCAAGTACCGATAAAATTTTATCTATACTCTTATTATATATAGCCTTAGAAATTTCATAGTCGACCTTAGGTAATATTTCAGTCACGAACTCATGTGCCAGGTTACGGCAAGCCTTCTTACGTATATCTATTGCATCAGTCATAGTATATCCTTCATTCCAGCTTACCTGTATTCCGCCGGCTTCAAATATATCTTTAGGAATATCAATCATTATCCTATTAATTCTTTCACCGGTCATCATAGACATAGAACTTAATTCACGTATACCAAATTCAACATCGTTATACTTAAACTTGGCGGTCCTTTCTGTTATACCTAGATTAAACTTTTCACGAGCATATAATAGCTTCTCGTTAAACACGTCTTCAAACATTTCAATAAGATTATATATTTTATATTCTTCCATATAGACCTTTAAGACCCGCATATTTCAGCGGGTCATCTAGTTTAATGTGTTACTCTGGCCTTCAGCATCCTGATTTTCGGTTCCAGAACTTCTTTCATAACCTTTTCCTTATCAAACATCTTAAACACTTCCTTATCGACTAGCGTAAAATGTTTAGGTTCGCCTGACGGATCGATTAGACTAATCAGAACGGCATGTTCTCTCGGGTGGCTAGCCGGTTCGATTTTGACCGCATAATTTTCTTCATTAATTCTTACGTTGATTTCCATGTTATAAAGTTCTTTCAAATTCATATTTATTTCCCTTCTTCTTTATTATCTTCATATTGATTTAACCAGGTTTCGAAATTCTTTTCTTCAAGTTCTTTTGACGGTTTCCAATTTTCATTCAATTCAATCGTTTCGTTTTTCATATCTTTAAACTGTACCAATGATTTATCTAAGTTATCGAGTAAATGTTTAATGTTTAATTCTGTTATTTTAGCCTTTAGTTCTGATTCTTTCCAGTTATGAATACTATCCATTACTTTATAGAATATACTAAATGATTCTTCTATATGTTCATTATTTCCTGTCATTATTTATTTCCTTTAAACTGTTCAATTACTTTTTCCGGTGTGTTATGTGAAATTAAATATCCACGTACTATATTTATCTGTGTTTCATCACAGTCAAAGCATTCGTCGAAATTATCTTCCTTATTACCGTATTTAGCCTGTGGTCTATATGGCGAGCTTATCTTATTTGGCGATAAGAAGATATGTACCAGTCCTTCAAAATATTCAGTCCAGCTTCTCTTCTCGAATAAGAACTGATCCATTACCATAGCATATTCAGATAAATAATGTTCTCTCTTAAGTTCTTCAAGACGACCTTCAGCACCCTTTTCTTCATTAGTCACGCCGATCTTGAAATATACTTTTCCGTCTTCTGTAAAGTCTTTCATGAAATAAAGAATTCCACGTTCATTTTCCTGATATTCATTCCATTTCTTTCTGAAATACATAAGGTTATAAGCCTTAACCATGCTGTCGCGGTCGTTATACTTCTTAACCAGTTCAAATACAGTCTTAACTGTGTTCTCGTCAATTCCGTAAAGATCGCCTACACCAGAATTATAAAATAATTTCAGAATTAGGTGAGCCTTTCTTTGAAATTTAACTGCTTCAGTCTGTGTACCGCAATCGTATTTCCAGAAAATATCTTCTTTCTTAACTTTAAATTCCCTGGCGAGACGATTTTCAGACCTTGGATCTAATAATTCACCGTTATATTTGACATATGACGATAAGATATGGTTATCTTTCTTGATTAAAACTAATGTTGAAAATTCTTCTAAATTCATGTTCATTTCCTTAACTCTTTATATATTATATATAAGAATTATTTTCTAAAAGTCGCAAAAAATATCGTCTTTATGTGTTAAATATAGAAAAAACTTTGGTATATTTCAACCAAAGTTTATTTTTATTCGATATTCTTATCGTAAAATGAATATGGAGCCGAAGAGAATCGAACTCTTCCACCAACTTTGCAAAAGTCAGTCGCCAGCCTTGGAACATGCGGTCCCGAAATTAATGGGCGCGGTGAGATTCGAACTCACATTACGTAATCACGTAAATAGGAATCAACTATGCATACATGCGGTTAATAAAACCAATCCATGCACGCCCATTTATGCTAGCAAATGGAATCGAACCACCGGTGTTAACTCGTAAAGAGACATGATCTACAGTCATGCGCAATCGCCACTCTGCCATACTAGCTTAGTAAATAATTAGAAAAAGACCAGAATCGTTTGGTCATCTGGTCTATGTGACATGAATTTATGTTAGTTAGAGCGTTTTTAATGTTAATGATGAGCGCAGGTTATTCTGCGTTCATGTTAAATATAGTTAATTTTCTCTAGGTTGGTAATCTTTAAGATATTTTTCTGTATTTTTGAATAAGTCTTCTATAACGGCGCGGGTTAACCCGAATAAATAATCAACTGTGGTAAACTGTCTTAACATATTCTTCCTTCAATATAAATTTTCCGTATTTCTTCTCAAGTCTATTATTCAAATATTGATTAATATCGTCCGTAAATACCAGTCTGCCGGTTTCCTTATTAAACCATTCAGCCTTATAGCCATATGCACGTACCATTATGCTGTAATAGCTAGTCTTATCCATATCGCCATTGGCCATATCCATTACGTATTTGACGATATTATTCTTCTGTTCTTCAGTCTTATTATCGAACCATTGGTTAATTTCCTTATGGTTCGGCTTAGTCTTATCGATTTCTTCAATAAATTCCTTAACGTCCTTGGCAAAAACACCATTCTTCTTAGCATGACGGTTAATAGTTCTTTTTATAGAATCGTTAATTTCGTAAATCTTATTGGCCTTAAGGAAATTATATACTTCCTCGGCGGTCTTCATGTTATCGAGTTCAGACCATTTAGTCTTATAGTCCGTATTTCTTTCACCGTAAACATATGCAGTCGGAAATAATTTGACGATTTCAGCTGTTCCCTTACCTTTATTCCAGTTCTTCTCGACCATGGTTTCAGCCATGTTGATATAGCTGTTATAGTTAATATTCCAGTTATCGCGCCAGCCAAAAGCATTCTTCAACGTAATATTATCGAGCATGCTGTCAATCTGTTCTTTAACTTTCTTATTATCGATAGCCTTAACGTTATACTTCAAAGCCTTGGCGGTCTTATTGACCCAGAAGATTTCGACGAGACGCTTAGTTACGAACTCATTCATCTTCTTCCAGTTTGGATATTTAACGATTACCTTTCCAGATTTCTTATCTTTCTTTCCAAAGAACCACATATCCGGGTTTTCCTTGGTATTTAAATAGCTGTTTAAGCAAAGAATTCCTTTTCTAAACGTATTTTCATGAGCTATAGCTTCATTCAACGTCATGTTATGCTTACCTTTCCATTCCTTATAGCTGGCGGTAGCGACATTCTTTATCATTAACGACTGTGTGGTAGAATAGTATATTTTCATTTTCTTTTCCCTTTATAAATAGAAGATCTTCGGTAGTTGCAGTACCGAAGATCTAAGGGATTGGAAATGAAAAATTCTCAAATATCTTAGAAACTCAGAGCTGCAACCTTCTTGGTTCCTTTATATTATATATAATAATTAGTTTTCAAATTTCGCTATTTTTAGTCCTTTTTGAAGAAATATTTTTGCACGTCTTCATAAGTCATGTGTTCTAATGGCCAGAACCTGTCATAAACTTCATCTAATTCTTTCTTCATATTGAATTTTTCGGCGATTGGTTCCAAATCGTTATACTCGTCTTCAATATATCCCATATAGTACCAACCGTCTTCACCTGGTTTCATACTCTTGAAACTCTCTTCTAAAGCTTCTACGTCGGTCTTTCTCTGTGTTAGAACGTTGATTAATTCTTCTTTATTCATTTTTCCAGTCCCTTATGTTATTCATTTAACGATATTAAATATAGTAAATTATTAACGACATGTAAATAGGTTTCTTATATTTATCTGAAACTCCTATTATATAATATATATAATATTTAATTTAATGTTTAATATAGCAATTCGTCCCACCTAGAACGAATAGCTATAAACTTAGTAAAAGATCAGATATTAACGTAGTTATAAACATGTTATTAACGTAGTTAAATAAATTACTTATTAACTGCAGTTAAATATATTACATAGTATAAACGTAGTTAAAATGTAGTTATAAAGCCTTCGGCGATCCTATAGGTAATCGTCCAAAAGCAAAGCGGGACGAATTCCTATATTAAACATTAAATTAATAATATAATATATTATATAATATTTCTTTATATCACTTTCTTTAAACACACGTTAAACTTACATAAGGTGATATTCCATAGTCATCGTTATCATGGCCATAATGAAGACCAGCTAGATATTGCACGGCGTATTTGGCAACGGTAGCCTTACTTCTGGTTATTCCTGCAGTCAATAGACCCTGGTAGAATATTTCGTCAGCCAGGTCCTTACATACTATTTCAGAACCGTACATACCGTCATGGGCGATCCCTGCAACGTTATAAAGAACGTTCTTATCATTCCAGTCCGGCAGGTACCATCTGAATATCTTAGGAACCGACAGCCCGTCCGTCATGGCGCCCTTATCGACCTTAATTCTGAACTTTGCATAGTTATATTCAAAATCGATCCACACGTCGTTCTTCAATACATAAAGTCCGTTAACCTTCTCGTAGTTACATATATCGGACCATGAAATTATCTTGACATCACCGTTAACTGACATATATTATACTCCTTAATCGCGCATAAAACACGTTCTAAAGCCTTCTTGGAATCAACTAAGGTAAACACATAGGTTAAAGAATTACCGACCAGAATACATCCCTGTGAGTCCTTTAACGTATTCCCGGCATGGATCCGCAGCCCCCTGGACGCAGGAAATTTATCGTTATATATCAACGGCAGGTCGGTCTTGAATTTCGGCGATCTGTTTATCTGTATCTTATATTCACCGTCATCTATAATTCCGGGGTCAAGAGTAAAGCACAGAAACTCGGAACCCGCATACAGCATTCCGAAATTCCTGTTCCTAATCAATATCAGATTTTTCCCTGTCATCTAGTTCTGCCTTTTTCCCGTCATTCCACCTTGAAATATCGCCGACCAGGTAGCCAGTTATCCTTCTTAAACGTTGAAAACCCACACCTTCTCCATATTGCTGGTTTATTCGTCCATATTCGCGTTCTGGTCGCTTATTTCCGTTTTCCTGATTAACATTACACCTTTTTAAAATATCGTCATATATCGCGTCTATATCAATATTCTGCATTCTGTAACCTTCTGAGTATATCTTCAAATTTATTATTCTCTTCTTCTGAAAATTCAAGAATATGTTTGGCCATGTACTGTCTTAACCAGTATATAAGATTAAGGTTATCTATAGATATATCCTTCATTTTTTGCCCCAGTCGTTAGAATTAAAATAGAAACACCCGGCTATTAATAAGACGAGCGTAAATATCAGAGTCCCTAGCATTACTTTTCCTTATTTATCTGTTTCATCATAATCTGGTTTTGCTGTTGCAGAGCCGTTACCAAGTGTTCCACCTGAACGTTGAGCTTGACCAGTTCCTGGTTAACTATGGCCAGCTGCTGGTCTATAGATTCCAGTTTATTCTTATGTAAATCGACTATACCGTTTAGATTCGAAACGTCAAACTTCAACTTCAAAACATCATCATGTAAATTCTGAGAATCCGTATCACGTTGCAGTTTCGTTTCTGAACGGTCTGTTTCTACCTTATGGAATTTAAAGTAAAGATATGCTATGGCTATAATGACGACGACCAGCGGTAGACTATGCGGGTCTACAGAGCTGACCATCGAGATAAACTGAGAGTCGTTTTCCATATTATGCCCCCTGAGCAATGGTGAATCCCATCATTTCAATCATTACATCTTCTTCTACGAACGTTCCACCGAATCCAATTTGAATATTGATTGAACTATTAGTATCATTATAATAGCATATCGGTAAAGCATGTGAAATAGCTGTAAATGTTCCCCTAGTAAAACTATTACCATCAATGACGGCACCACCACACTTAATACTTATACCCATCATATCCAAACCGTTACGATTCATATCTCGAACGATGACAGTCATATTGATTGCGGTTTTCGCAGGTAATACCTTAATAGTATATAAGTCGGTAACCATAGAAGAATTACCAGCTGGAATATGAATAGTCTTTATATCACGAAAAGAAGACATATTGATAGAACTACCGCCACCTGCATTATCCCATACAGCCTTACCGCTAGAATTGACAGTCAATACCTTACCTACATCACTTGAACTAGAGTCTGGAAACCTGGCGTCTTTATATTTTTCTAAAAGAAAATAGCCCCTGCCATCACGGTAATATGCAACAGGTACTTTTCCTTCATCTGAATTCAAACTAGGTAGCGGTACCGTACTTCCTAAATCTGTACTATTAGCCATAATCTGAGCGGTCTGGACAGATTTCTGTTTAAAA